TGTTTTACCGTCCGAGGAGAGTTCGGAGCGCAGATGAGCTTCGAGTCAAAAAACACGATCCCGTATGAAGATCTGTGCAAGTGTATCAATAAAGATACGCTGATAGAGCTGATGTGCCTCGACGGTCTTGGCTATACCGGTGACGATATTCAGTTTATCACGCCAGAAGAATACGACGAGCACTTTGGAGATGACGAAGATGGCTGACGAATACATCAGCCGCGAAGCGGCGCTGAAAGATTTTGAAGCCTGCAACGCGGAAAATCCGAACTGGACGCCGCAGCGGGTGAAAACGCTCCTGCTGCGTCAGCCCGCCGCCGACGTTGCGGAGGTGGTGCATGGAGAGTGGCTGCGAGCAGATGATGACTGGAATAGCCTCACAACAATTCAGTGCTCCCTTTGCAGCGAAGAGTGGTGCTTTGAGACGGACGATGATGTGAGCTTACTGAATTACAAATACAGCCCCAACTGCGGGGCGAAGATGGATGGAGGTAACGACAACGTTTCAGATTGAGCTTTTATCCGGCGGCGTTTTCTGGGTATACGCAGTATACCCGCAGAATAGCGCGTTTTTGATTTGGAAAGATGACTGCTGGGTTTGGATGGAGGCGGATATGTGCAAGCCGTATGTCCTGCCGTGGATGGGCAGCGCCTATCCGGGAGGTGTGACGCAAGATGAAACCACGCAGATCATTGACGGATGTTGCACCGCCTGCGGTGAACTTATGGACTGCTGCGAAGCGGCAGAATATAAGTTTTGCCCGTATTGCGCGAAACGGATAGTATGAAAGGCTTGCGGTTTGCTCGTGGTAGCGCGAAAGGAGGGAAGCTGATGCAGGATTGCTGCCTGACTTGCAAGAATCTGGAATACAGAAATAACTACGTTTATCCGTACCGGTGCTTGAAGCACAAGGCCGAACGGTTCTCGGACAAGGAACTGGAGAGAATGTTCTTTTCTGGTGAGGAATGCGTAGACTTTGCGCGAATGAGCATGGATGATATTTTAGGAGGGTCTACGAATGAATAAGCCAACAAACGCAACCGAAATGCGGGAACTCCTGCTGGACTACATCGACGCGCTGCTTCTGGGCGGTATCCCGAAAGTGGAGTTTGACGCGCCAAAAGAAGAACCGGATGTCGAAAAGGCAGCGGCGGAGATGGCCGAGACGGTGAAGAATTTCAAGGGTCTGCGCAGAGACGAATACCAGCTGCTGCTGAACGGCGTATCGATCCTGTACGGCGAAAAACGGAAGACTGCGACGGAGCGCTGCTATGCGCTTTTCTGGGAAGTCCAGAAGATGCAGTCTGTCACCGGGCAGCTGGATAAATGCTATTTGATGCTGCAAATGTTGGACTGTGCGACGAATAAATTTAAATCAAGCATCGCCCCGATTATGCCGTTCGGAATTTAAGGAGGTGAAATAAAAATGGCTATTGCTTTCCCGTGGGGAGCAGTTGTAGCCGCCGGTATCGCGGCGAACAATATGCTCAGACACAACGAAGAAGACCGCCGCAAGCGTGAAAAAGAGCGGCGGAGAAAGGAAGAGCAGGAGGCGAAAAAGCGTGGGAACGATTCTAGCGATTGACCCCGGAAATACGCAATCCGGCTATGTGGTGGTCGAGCACGACGGCGAAGAAATTCGCCGCGTGCTGGAGGCCGGGAAGATCGAGAACCCGGCAGTGACTGATATGCTGGATCGGAAGCTTTATGCGAACTGCATAGACGTTGCAATCGAGATGATCGCGGGCATGGGCATGACGGTCGGACAAGAGGTGTTCGACACCTGCGTCTGGGTCGGGCGATTCTGGGAAATTGCATTGAGATCTGGCGGATATGAGCCGAAAAGGATATACAGGCGAGAAGAAAAGCTATACCTGTGCGGCCGCCTGAGCGCGAAGGATAAGAACATTCGGCAGGCCCTAATAGACAGGTATGGAGTTGTCGGAACAAAAGCAAATCCGGGGTTTTTCTACGTGAATGGCGTCAAATTTGCAAAGGATATGTGGGCGGCGATGGCGGTAGCCGTGACGTATTTCGATAAGTACATCAAGGGGGTAAAGCTTTGAACAAGACGCAGCGAAAGCCGCCAAGACCGCCGATGCAGCTGACGTGCGATGCCTGCGGGAAAACGTTTATGCGCGCACCGTCCAAGTACAAGGCAAAATACAATTTTTGCAGCGAGGCGTGCGCCTGGGCGGCACATGGGGAAGCTGTGACGGGCCGGGCGGAGCGCGTGCAGATCCTGATCACGTGCTCGATCCCGGTATACCCGGAAATGCGGCCTGTCTGCGGACGGGTGTATCCTGCCGAGAAATACAAATACAGGACAAACCGGACGGGCTATGTCGTTGCGGTAAACGGCAAGCGCGTATGTGTGAGGGTGGACGAATGCAGGGAAATCTAGGGCTCACACCGGTGCAGGCTCCGTGCAAAGGCTGTGCGGATAGGCATACCGGCTGCCACACGGACTGCGCCCGATACATAGCATTCCGCCGGGAGGCGGACAGATACAAGCAGGAGCAATCAAAGGACGCAGCGAGATATGCAACAACAAGGGGCTGTATGCGGACGCTGCACGATGCGAACCGCGCAAAGCGCGAAGGGAGGCAACATTACTGATGAGCACGCCGCGATACGGCTGGTGGGCCTATGCAAAATGGATGATCCGCAGCTATAAGGGCGGCGGGCCGATGACGAAGGCCGAGCGCGCTGCCGTTGCGGATGCAATCGCGGAGACGGAACAGCTCGTTGACGGCGCGGAGCGACTCCGGCTCATAGACTTGGTTCTTTGGAAGCGGACGCACACCTTACAGGGCGCTGCGATGGCGGTTTATGTGTCCGAACGCACCGCACAGGAGTGGCACAGGCAATTTATTCGCCTTGTGGGGCAAAAAAGAGGGCTTTTATGAAAAAGTCTGCGTCCCAGAGCCAAATTTAACATTTACTATAAGGGCGTAGAGATCAACTCTACGCCCTTCTTCATCGGCACCGCAGCGTTCTGCGGAAACCTCATCCTCCTGTTCTCGTGTTCTCCGGTGTGAATAAATATATTTATTCACACACGGAGACACGAGAACGAAAGAACGAGGCAGAAAGGAGCGGCTATGGCGAGTTTGCGCGCCCTTGCACACAAGCTGCAAACAGCGCTCTTGTACAACGGAATCAAAATAAAAATCAATCAAATGCAGACCTATTCCGCGAAAAATGACAGGATGGTGACGAAATACATGGTTTACGAATATCGACCTGATGAAAAGCCGAAGAACGTCACTCTGCTGGAAACGTACCAGATTGCGGATGTGGTGAAGCTGCTGGCCGGGCTTTACAGCGATGGCGGATGAAAAACTTACGCCGAAGCAGAGACGATTCTGCGAAGAATATCTGAAATCCGGAAACGCGACAGAAGCAGCGAAAAAGGCCGGGTACAAAGAAACATCATGCAGAGTGATTGCGGCAGAAAACCTGTCAAAACCAGCTATTTCTGCGTATATAAAGCGCAGGCTGGACGAACAGGAAGCGGCGCTTGTCGCAGATTCCAACGAAATTCTGAAATTTTACACTGCCGTCATGCGCGGGGAGGTCAAAGACCAGTTCGGCATGGACGCATCGCTGTCCGACCGGCTGAAAGCCGGTGACAGTCTCATGAAGCGATACGCGGCAGCTTCCGACCGCAACAGGACGACAATGGAGAAGCTTGATTCGATGCTGAAGGAGTTCCAAGATGCTGTTAAGTCCGAAACAACGTGAATTTGTAAAATACGGGACGCATCGATGGAACTTCAAGGGCGGAGCCACCAGAAGTGGGAAGACTTACCTCGATTTTCGATGGATCATACCGATCCGGATTCGTGAGCGAATCGGAAAAGATGGTCTGGCCGTCATTCTCGGCGTAACAAAATCCACGATTGAGCGAAATGTGCTGGAGCCGATGCGGAACCTGTATGGCGATATGCTTGTCGGAACAATCTCCAGCGACAACACAGCGTGGATTTTCGGGGAAAAGTGCTATTGCCTCGGTGCGGAAAAGGTTTCTCAGGTTTCAAAGATCCGCGGCGCGTCGATTAAATATTGCTACGGCGACGAGGTCGCGGACTGGTCGGAAGAAGTCTTCGCGCTGCTAAAAAGCCGTCTTGATAAGGAATACTCCTGTTTTGATGGGACGTTCAATCCGCAATATCCTGACCACTGGCTGAAAAAATTCCTTGATAGCAACGCGGACATTTTCAGCCAGACATACACAATAGACGACAATCCGTTCCTGCCGGAATCTTTTAAAGAAAATCTGAAAAAAGAATACGAAGGGACGGTTTATTACGACCGCTACATTCTCGGCCTCTGGAGAATCGCCGAGGGTCTGGTTTACCCAATGTTTGATCGGGCCAGAAACGTCACGAGTGAGCGGGGCGGGCCGGGGCGGTACTGGATCTCATCGGACTACGGCACACAGAACCCTACCGTCTTTGCATTGTGGCGGGAATATGGCGGCAAGGCCGTCATGGAGAAAGAATATTACCACAGCGGGCGCGAGAGCGGGCGGCAGAAGACTGACGAAGAATATTATCAGGATTTAGAGGCATTCGCGGACGGATACCGCATTGAGCGTGTCGTGCTCGACCCATCGGCAGCGTCCTTTGCCGAGTGCATCCGGCGGCACGGAAAGTTTTCTGTATGGAAAGCAAACAACGCCGTGCTGGACGGCATTCGCTTCACGGGGGCCTGCATCAAAAGCGGCATAATCAAATTCCATGAGAGTTGCAAAAACGCGTTTCGGGAATTTGGCCTTTATAGCTGGGACAAAGACGCAGGAGAAGACCGCGTGATAAAAGAAAACGACCACGTGTGCGATAGTATCCGCTATTTTTGCATGACCGTTTTGAGGAGAGAAATCAAGAAATGAGCCTTTTGACAAACATTCGAGGGTGGTTCCGGAATATGCTTTTCCCGCAGGCGGTGGCCGAGCGGGAATTCGGCGTATCTCCGGCAGTCAGCCAGAAGATGGAGCAGAATATAAGCCTCTGGTACGCGATGTTTATTGGAAATCCACCCTGGCAGACGTGCGATGTCATTGCTGTCGGGCTTCCGGCGGCGATCTGCCGGGAGATCGCGCGACCGACGCTGGCCGAGCTGACGGCTAACATCACCGGCAGCGCCCGTGCGGATTATCTGAAAGACTGCTTTGAGCGGGCGGAAGAGAATTTTCACAGCGCCTTAGAACTGGGGCTTGCGCTCGGCGGCGTGGCATTTAAGCCGTATATCTACGGTGAGCAGCTGCTGGTCGACGTGACCGGCGCGGCGGCGTTCCAGCCGACGAAATTTGACCCTGCCGGGCGCTGCATCGGAGGCGTCTTCCGGGACAAGCCCGCGAAAGTGGGCGGGAAGTATTATATCCGCCTCGAATCGCACGAGCTGGACGGCACGACCTATACGATCCGCAATAAAGCATATTACAGCGACACCTCCGGCACGGTCGGCGCGGAAGCACCCCTGAATGCCGTCCCAGAATGGGCGGACATTCAGCCGGAAATCACGATCCAGAATATGAGCGGGCCGCTCTTCGCGTACTTCCGACCGCCTGCGGCCAACACAACGGACGCAAACAGCCCCTGCGGAATGTCCGTCTACGGAGACGCGGCTACTGTGCAGCTGATCAAGCAGGCCGATGAGCAGTGGGAGCGCCTGCGCTGGGAATATCGCTCCAGCGAGCGCAAAGTCCTGATGGATGGCACGAGTTCGACTGCGGATATGTTCAACAAGCGTATGTTTGAACTGGGACCGTTCTCCCCTAGCGGCGAATTCTTTCAGTACATCGAGCCGCAGATCCGCGACGAAGCAATCTACCGAGGTTTCCAGAATACGCTTCGCCGTATCGAGTTCAACGTCGGATTGGCTTATGGAGATATTTCCGATCCGCAGACCATCGAGAAGACGGCGACGGAGATACGCAACAGTAAGCAGCGCAAATATGTGCTGATCGGCAGCATTCAAACGGCGCTTGAACATACGTTTGACAGTCTGCTCTACGCGCTCGATACATACGCGACGCTCTACAACCTCGCGCCTGCCGGGACGTACAACGCAGAATATGATTGGGGCGATTCCATCCTTGACGACGCTGAGAAGAAGGAACAAGAGCGGGCAAACGACCGACTAGACCTCGCTGACGGAATTCTGAACAACTGGGAATACCGCGCGAAATGGTACGGCGAGGACGAAGCGACTGCAAAGAAAATGCTTCCGAGAGCGCAGGATATGGTAACTGAACAGCAACAGGAGGTAGAGTGATGGGAGGAAGAGGAAGTTCCGGGGGGGTAGCAAAAAACGAAGTTATCCCTACGGAACAAAGAATTAGGGTTCCGTATTCAGAATACAAGGATGTATACGAGAAAGAATCGCACAAGGTATACAATTCTTATGATTCCAACAACAAAACAATCGAAATAGATGTAAATCCACGAATATATGAGATATCTAAAATCATGCCGGATAGCTTTTACCAGCAGTTACTGGATGGGTACAAAGCTGGCATAAAAGCAGATAGCAAAGAAGGAAAGAAACAAAAAGCGTTCTATGCACGAGTTGTGCATGATCGTTATAGAAAGATTGCAAGTAAGGGCGGAAAGATGAGAAAGGACGCCCCAGAGTGGCAGAAAAAAGCATTTAACATAGCCGTCTACGGGAAAAAGTGATCAGAATTAACGGAGGTACAAAACGATGGGAGGAAGAGGTGGAGCCGGTGGCGGCATTGGAGCCGGAGAATCTGGGCGTGGGCGCGGTATGAGCCTTGCGCGGTTTTTGTCACAGCAGGATATTAACCGAGCAAACGCTGCGTCTGTCACTGATATGGGCGATATTATCAGGCGCACATTTGAGCGCAACGCTGCTGAAATCAATGGGCTTGAGCTGTCGGACGCTGAAAAGAAAGACGCCGTAAAGCAGATGGCAACTCTCGCAACAACGGCACTAAAAACGGCGGCAGGAGCAGTCAATCCTTATGCAAGCGGGCCTGCGCGCCTGACAACGGCGCAGAAAACAGGAAGCGCCGCAGACAGAGCTGCAAGAGCGCGCGGTGAAATGGATAGCTACATGCGGAAATTGCGTGACCAGTCCAGTAAAAACCGCAAAGCAGCAGAAAACAAGGCGTTTTCCAATGCCTTTGTAACAGCGCAAAAGTCCGGTGCGTTGGAAGTTACGGTAAACGGCAAGAAATACCGCAGAACTAACAAGCGCAGCGGTACATGGCGTCCGGTATGATTAACTTTGAAAATCTCGACAAGTTCACATTCCCCGGCGTTGGAAAGTACGACATTCCGCAGATCGAGCCGGTCAAGGCATATCCGCATGGCGAATTTATCCCTGTGAATTACCATTACACAGCAAAAGACCAGGCAAGCAAAATCGTTCATTTCTTTGTGGACGATTACCAATTCATTCGATATTGGAACACGCCGGACAAGTACATTCCGAAACTGTTGCAGTTTGCGGCGGTGTGTGCGCCGGACTTCTCCACATACACAGATATGCCGCTTGCAATGCAGGTATACAATCACTATCGTAAACACTGGCTTGCGGCATACTGGCAGCTTCACGGCATGACGGTTTATCCGACAATCTCATGGAGCGATGAGAATAGTTATGACTGGTGCTTTGACGGTGAACCTGTCGGCGGTGTTGTGGCGGTTTCCTCGGTGGGAACGCAGGCAAACGCTGAAAGCAAGCGCCTGTTCCTGCGCGGCTACGAAGAAATGATGAAACGGCTATCCCCGGAATGGGTGATATTCTACGGGAAAGTGCCGGAAGAATGCGACTGGAATTTGATACGGGTAAAGCCGCACTATGATGATATTGTGAAACGGAGGAAAGCAAAATGGGCGGACGTGGAGGCGCAGGCGGAGCTGGAGACCGCGGAAAATCCGGAAGAATCCCTGCCGGAGGCAGCAAAGATGGAACCATTATTGGAGGCAAGCCGAGGGAAATAGAATCCTATATGCGCGAAGCCAGAGGGTGGAGCCCTGCATACCATCACGACGAAATCTTGGAAGCGAAGACGGATGGAAACGGAAACCTGACATTCAGCTATGCAAAAGCGGATTCTTATGAAAAAACCGCAAAAACAAATAGAACTGTGAACACGAAGTACATAATTCAAGCCGGGGCAATAAACGGGGAAACGTTTGGTATTGACTGGTCTAAGGTGCAATCGATTTCGGGGCAAACGTACAATTTGCGCAATGTTGCAAAAGCCAATGGCTTATCATGGGATGGGAAGAAAAAGCAATGGCGGCGCAAGAAATAACAAATGAAATACCCATTTACTCCTGAATTACTTGACGCCCTCCCGGAAGAACTGGCAGAATTGTTCCGTGCTCTTGAAATAACGCTGCTGGAAGAAATCTGCTCCCGGCTTAAAGCTGCGGATGAGCTGAACGAGGTAACGGTGCAGGATATTCGGGCGCTGCGGTCACACGGCATCGACCTCAAGAAGATCAGAAAGGAGATCCAGAAGACGGCGGATATCGGCGAGGAAAAGCTGAACAAGCTGCTGGACGACGTTGTAGAGCGCAATCAGCGCTATTACAACGGCCTTATCACGCTGGCCGATGTGACAAAGCCTGACCGGCTGGTAGACGCCTCCGATATCGACGCGATCCGCAGGCAGACGCTCGGAGAATTCCGAAATCTGACGCAATCTTTGGGGTTTTTAGTGGACAATGGCCAGAGAATGCTTCCGCCTGCGCAAGCATATCAGTGGGCCCTAAATTCGTCAACGCTGCAAATTCAGAGCGGGGCGATCAGCTATAATCAGGCGATTGCCAACGCCGTCAAGCAGCTGGCAGAAAGCGGAATCAAAGTTGTGGACTATGAGAGCGGGCACACAGATCAAATCGACGTGGCTGCCCGCAGGGCCGTTATGACAGGTGTAGCTCAAATCTGCGACAAGTATTCCGACCAGTCGGCGGAATATCTGGATACCCGGTATTTTGAGATCACAGCCCACTCCGGCGCACGAGACAAGCCCGGCCCGTCCCCGTGGTCGAGCCACAAGGATTGGCAAGGGAAAATTTATTATAAAAGCGAAAACGGAGAGCCTGACCCGCTTGGGCAGTACAAGGATCTCGTGGAGACGACTGGCTACGGCTATGTAGACGGCCTGACCGGAGCAAATTGCCGACACTACAAACACGCATTTCTCCCCGGCATTATGGAGCCTACCTATTCCGAAGAGCAGCTGGAGCACATCGACGACGGCCTCGGCTGTGAGTTCGACGGGAAGAAATATACTGCATATGAAGCAACCCAGATGCAGCGCAGGCTTGAGCGGGAAATCATAAAGCAAAAAAAGCTGAAAAAAGCCTACAAAGCATCAGGCCAAAAGGATAAGGAGACTGCCGCAACAGCCAAGCTGCGCCGCCTGAACACGAAATACCATGATTTTAGCAAGGCCGCAGGGCTGCCAGAGCAGCCGGAGAGAATGAAGGTGTTATATGATTGACGAAAAACTGAAAGCCGCCATTGAGCGGGCGCTTGCCGCCGGGTTCCGCGTTCAGCTGAAGCGCATGAAGGACGGAACAGTCAAGGCGCAGATCATCAAGGCGGAAGAGCTGAAAAAGTAATACAGATACCGCAGCACAATCGAGTGCGCGGAATGGCACGATGAGCCAACTACTGAGATTATCTTAGTGGTTGGCTCTTTTTGTTTCGGTAAAAACCGCATGAGCGGGGTTTATACAAAAAATTGGCTATCTGCAAGCCTAAAAGTGCAGGCGGGAGGTCATGGCGACGACCTAAAAAGCCTATCCCGTAAGGAGAAACCATGAAAAAAGAAGAATTGCTGAGCATTGGCCTGACAGAAGAGCAGGCGGACAAGGTTTTTGCCATGAACGGCAAGGACATTGAGAAGCACAAAAAGGCCGCAGAGGACGCAAAGGCGGACAAAGAGGCCGTGGAAAAGCAACTGGCCGACCGCAACAAGGACATCGAAGACCTGAGGAAGTCCAGCGGGGACGCTGAGAGCGTTCGCAAGCAACTCGAAGACCTTCAGGGCCGGTACACCAAGGAAACCGAAGATTACAAGGCGCAGCTGGCAAGCCGGGACTACGCCGACGCCATGAACCGCGCGATTACGGCCAAGGGCGTCAAGTTCTCTTCCAAAGCCGCCGAGAAAGCTTACCTTGCAGACCTCAAGGAGAAACACCTTGAACTGAAAGACGGCGAGCTGACCGGCTTCGACGAGTGGCACAAGGCTCAGCTCGAAGCAGATCCGACTGCGTTTCAGGCAGATAAGCCCACGCCCACATTCGCCAAGCCCGTCGGCCAGGGCGGCGCACCGGCGGCAAAGAGCAAGGGCGCAATGTACGCGCAGCAGTTCAACGCGCAGTTTGCGCAGACACCAAACAAGGAGTGATTTGAAAAATGTCTATCGTTGTAAACACAAAAGCAGAAGTCAGGCCGAATTTCCTCGAAAGCGAAGTCGGCCTCGTCCTGAAAACCCGTGAAATCCCCGCGTCGATGGGCGTGCAGGACGGCAAATACAAGATCGTCAAGGCCGGTACGCCGTTTCCGTCCGACAACTCGAACGCCGTCGGCATCGTGTTTGAGGATATCGATGTGACGGACGGCAATATGCCCGGCTCCGTGATGGTCGCGGGCCGTGTGCTGGCAGACCGCCTGTCGCTGGCCTCCGCAGCAAAGACCGCGCTGTCCGGCAAGGGCTTCACATTTGTTGACGCGCCGGAGATCACGCGCGGCTATACCGTGACATACGACAAAAACGACGGCAGCGGCACGCCGCCCGTCGACGAGAACGTCTACACAGAGGGCTCCTATGCCGACGTCTCGACCGAATACCCGTTGACCAAGAGCGGCAACACCCAGACCGGCTGGAGCACGTCTAAGGGCGGCGCTGCCGTCTCCAAGGTCGAAATGACCGGCAATGTGACCCTGTACCCCGTGTGGACTACACCCTAAAGAAGGAGGAAAAACACCATGCCTGACATTCTTGAACTGATTTCCGACGCTGACCGTCTGGATTTCTCGCAGAACATTTCCGTCGCGCGCCCGGCCTACCTCGGAGACCGGCTGTTCCCGGATCAGAAAACCGAAAGCCTCAAGGCCGAGTACCTGCGCCTCGCAAACGGCGCACAGATCCCCACGATGGCGACCGTCCACGCCTTTGACACCGAGGCAGAGATCGCCACGCGCCCCGCGCTCGAAAAGACCGAGGTTGAGAAGCTGTTTATCAAGCGCAAGATCAACCAGTCCGAGCGGGTGCAGCTGCTCAACGAAAACGGCGTATACGCTGACAACGCCATTGTGAGCTACGTCTTCGACGATATGCGCCTGATGGCCGATGCGGTCAAGGTCAGAACCGAGGTCGCGAAAATGGAAGTTATCGCGACCGGCAAGATGACCATCAAGGAAAACAATCTCAACATGACCGTCGATTACGGCGTTCCGTCCGCAAACATCGGCTTCAAGATCGACTTCGGCGCAGACGCTGATATCATCGGCCAGCTTCAGGCCATCGCAGATCAGGCGGCGGCATCCGGCCACGCGCTGAGCGAAATGGTCGTCGGTACGAAGATCCTGCGTAAGCTCGCGTCCAACAAGGGCATTCAGACCCTCGTGTACGGCACGGTCGTCGTTTTTTTATATGTGACCACCGAGAAACTGCGCAGCCTCTTTACCGAGCTGTTCGGCTTCGGCCAGATCACGACCAACGACCAGCGCTATAAGGCGCAGGCTGCAAATGGCACGGAAAAGACGTACCGCTTCTTCCCGGAGGACAAGGTTGCATTCCTGTCCAATGGTACGGCCAATTCCTTCGGCGTTGGCCTGTGGGGCGTGACGCCGGAAGAAAAGGGCTATGGTCCGTACACCGACAAGAGTGCGCAGCAGTATATCACCATTACCCAGTGGGAAACGCCAGACCCGAAGACCACCTGGACAAAGGCAAGCGGCCTGTTTATCCCGGTCGTGCCCGATCCTTACGGCCTGTTCATCGGCGCGGACGTCAGCAAGTAAAATCGAGCCTCCGCGCCTGCGTGACGGGTGCGGAGGCTGACCGGAAGGAGGGCGCAGCATGATCTACGCCGATTATGAGTTTTACGCGACCGTGTACCGTGGGACGGCGCTGGATGAAGAGCAATTTTGCGGCCTCGCCCGCAAGGCATCGGCTTACGTCGACTACATCACCATGAGCCGCGCGCGCTCCGCCGCCGGGGACAAGCTCGAAGCCGTCCAGAACTGCGTCTGTGCGCTGGCCGAGCTGGAGCAGGACGCTGGGAAGCTGGACAGCCTCGTCTACCCGACCGACAGGCCCGTATCAAGCGAGACGGTCGGCGGCTGGTCGCGAAGCTTTGGTTCACGAAATCTGTCCCAGGCAGATATACAGCGGACAGAGACGCGCCGCCGTGAGATCGTGCTGGCGTACCTCGGGCCGACCGGATTACTCAAAGCGAGGGGGTATGGGCCGTGTCCATGTTCCCCCACACCGTAACCATCTACAACGTCTCGCAGGAGACAGACCCGGCGACATTCAAGGACGTGGAGAAAACCTACATCACCGTCCTGCGCGGCGTTCTGCTGGAAGCCTCCAAGGCGGCCAACGTCCGCCAGAGCGGGCTTGAGGGCGCGGATGCGGTGAATCTGTACATTCCGTTCTCTACGGTTGCTGTAGACGGCGTGACGGGCGCAGAAAAGCGCTACGTCGGCCCGCAAGAATTCTGGCGTGCAACTGATAAAAGCGGAATCTGGACGCTCTCCACGGACGGCAACGGCGGAACGACATTCTTTATCAAGGGTGAAGTCGTGGAGCCGGACAAGACCGAGCAGGCGCTTGAAATGCTCTATGACGACGTTTACAAGGTCACAAAGGTCGATATGAAGGACTTTGGAAGCCAGGACATGAGACACTTCGAAGTCGGAGGGGCCTAATATGCTGAAATTCAGCGTAAAGGCAGACGGCTTTGATGAATTGCATGAGGCAATCGCGCAGGCGTGTACCAAAGCGGAGCATATTGTCGCACTTCAGGCAAGAAAGGACACAGCCCCGTATGTGCCATTCTTGACCGGTTCCCTCGACCGCAGAACACAGGTGGAAGGGAATGCGATCATCTATCCCGGCCCATACGCAAGGTTCCTGTACTACGGGAAAGTCATGGTAGACCCGGAGACCGGAAGCACCTACGCGCCGAAAGGCGGGACAAAGGTACTGACCGACAAAAATCTTGTGTTCAACACGTCAGGACACAATCAGGCGCAATCGCATTGGTTCGAGGCGTCAAAGGCTGAAAATCTTGATAAATGGCTTCGTGTAGCGGACAAGGCGGTGAAGAATGGACGCTGAAAAGCAAAAAAGGCTGGTATCTGCGGAGGAAGAACAGGATATCTCCCGAAAGATGATGATCTGGGCAAATTCCTTCTCGGACGACGACATACCGGCCGCAACGATTAATTATGAATTCCTCGCCGCCGACTCGGCGAGTATGGCCCTGTCCACCATTCAGGGCGCGTACATCACACGAAAATTCATCCTCGGAGGGCACGAGGCGGAATATCAATTCAAGATTATCGCCCGCATCAAGCCCGGAAACAGCAACGACAAGCGCCTGAAATGCGACGCCATGCTGAACCGCTTCGGGGATTGGGCCATGCAGAACCCGCCGGATTTGGGCGACGGGATGCGCGTCCGGCGCATGGAAGCTGTCAGCCGCTCGGCCCTGTTCGCCCGGTATGAGGACGGCACAGAGGATCATCAAATTCTAATGAAACTGACATATGAGGTGATTTAACTATGGCAGAAGTTACTTTTAATACCACGGCCGGTCAGACCATCGACCGGGAGCTGCTGATTGCATATCTGAACACCGGCGAGTCCTCAACGCCCGCCTGGGCGCCGTTCGGCACTCGCGTCACAGACTCCAGCATGGAGTATGACTGGCAGGAGGATTCCAGCAAGGATATCCTTGGAACGACCAGAACCACCATGAAGAAACCGATTATCACGCAGAGCTTTGACCCGTGCGACCTTGACGCGGGCGATGCGGCGTTGAAGAAGATCTGGGATCTGGCGGTCAAGCAGCAGAACGCAGCTGCGCTGGCGAATCAGGACGTGCTGATCGTCCATCATTACGCAGGAACGGCCAAGACGGCAGTCTTCGCGGAGCGCTACGACGCGTCTATGGTCAAGCCGTCCAGCCTCGGCGGCGAGGGCGGCGGCTCGGTAGGTATGCCCATCGACGTGACGCTCGGCGGCAAACGCACGACCGGCACGGCGGCGGTTGGCGCCAACGGGGCTATTACCTTCACGCCAGACGCAGCGTAAGGAGGAATCGCAATGCCTGAAATCAAATTTGAAACCGGTATCGTATCGTTCAAGCTGAACGACGCGGCGGAAGTCTCCTTCAACCCGACCGACAGCGCATTTGTCGAACAGATCTTCAACACCTTTGACGAGCTGGACAGGAAGCAGGAGGCGTATAAGGCCGAAGTCGACCACTGCGCGGACAAGAAGGAGATTTTCGCCATTGCCCGCCGCCGCGACGCGGAAATGCGGGACATGATCGACGGCCTGTTTGCCAAGCCTGTCTGCGCAGACCTGTTCGGCACTATGAACGTCTACGCGCTGGCCGACGGCCTGCCAGTCTGGTGCAATCTCATGCTGGCCGTGATCGATCAGATCGACACGAGCTTCGCGGCAGAGCAGAAGAAGACCAACCCGAGGATTGCGAAATATACAGATAGATGGAAAACGCGCAGGCCTCCTGTTCGCGAAATATATTGATAGATGGGGAAAGTGATCTATTCCCTGCCGACCTCTGTTGAGGTCGACGGAACAGAATACGCGATCCAATCTGATTACCGCGCAATCCTCGATATCCTCGTAGCCCTGACAGACAGGGAACTGGACGAGCGGGATAAGGCGGAAGCGGCGCTGACCATCTTCTATCCCGACTTCGAAGAAATGCCCGTCAGCGACTATCAGGAAGCCCTGAACCAGTGCTTCCGCTTCATCGACCACGGGCAGGAGAATCGAGAGAAGAGAAAGCAGCCAGAGATCATGTCATGGGCGCAGGACTTTGATCTCTATATTGCGCCTATCAACCGAATCGCGGGCTGCGAGGTCAGGGCGCTGGAATACCTGCATTGGTATTCGTTTCTATCGTACTATCAAGAAATCGGAGATTGCCTGTATGCACAGGTGGTTTCTATCCGCGATAAAAAGGCCAGAGGGAAGAGCCTCGACAAACAGGAGAGGGATTTCTACCGGCGCAACCGGGATATCGTCGATCTGAAGACAACATACTCGGAGGCCGAAGCCGACCTGCTTGCCGTATGGGGAGTCGGGACAAAAAACAGCCGCCCCGGTTAAGGGGCGGCAGCAGGAAAAACTTATTTTTTATACTCGAAAACGATTTCGCTACCCCAGAAGCTTGGAGAGAATCGAATCTCGATCTCACTCCAATCCTGCGGCGCTTCATATCCGACGACACCTTTCATTTTCTTCCCGGCGGCAATCGTGCCGTCAAGCTGCGGCTCGTCGGAACTCATCATCGCGGTGAGGCTGAGGCTGGTTGTATAGCCATCAATGTAGCTTTCGAATGAAAGCATGGTGCTGGACGCAATATCGCGGGATGAATTGTTTTCGATCTCGAATTCGCACAGAACAAAGACCTTTCCATCATCCGGCGAGACGTAATTTTGGCCGGAATTCTCGGTAACACTGAGCAACGTGACCGCCACGCCGTCTAGAACGACCTGGTCCCCAACGCCAAATGTTTCAGGCCCGGAATCGGATTGCTGCGGCGGCTGCTGCGAAGAAGAAACTGAGGTTCCGACCTTTCCCGGCTTGGAGGACGATCCGCAGGAAGCAAAGGCCGCGCCAATAAAGACGAAAAGACAGAGGAATACGATTAAAGCCGTCAGGCAGCCGCTGGGGCGTTTCGCCTGCTTTTTGGTTTTTAGCCCGCCAACAACGTCAACGCGGTTCGAGGCGTTAATCTTGATGGTAAAAAACGCATTCTGTTGCCCTTCGGCAATGGTAAAGGATATGGTTTTATCCAGACGGCGATACCGGTAAAAAGAAAGTTCGTGCTGGCCCGGAGCGGCCACGGCTCGAAGTTCTTCACCGTTTTTCAGCGTGCCGACATCACAGCCATCCAATGCAACGCCGACGGTCAGGCCAGAACCGTAAAAAGAATTGTCCCGGCTGATTTGGATAATGCAATCACTCATATTTCTTCCCTCCTTACTTGGAAGATAACACAAATAATAACAAAAATCAACCGAAAAGGTGGTGAAAATATGGCAGATGGGAAAATTGTGATCGCCGTCGACACGGACGCGAAAAAGGCACAGAAAGAGCTGGATACGCTGTCTGCGAAAATCGACAAGATGGAAGCCAAGCTAAACGAGGATACCGGAACGCAGAGCGGGCTTAAAAAGGAGCTGGACGCTGCGCTTCAGTCCGCAAAGCAGACGGAAGACGCGCTGAAATCGCTCCGCTCGGAGGCTGACCGCCTAAAGGGCATCACATCCGGAAACGCTTCGGCTAATCCAGCGGAGTACATAGACGCTTATTCTCGACAGGCGGAGGTTGCTGCACAAATCAAAGAGCAGGAACAGCTGCTGGTGCAGCAAAACAAAACGGCGGAAAAGCTCGGGAGTCAATATGCAAAGATCACCGACAAGGTGATAACCCAGACCGATGCGCTTGACGCTGCAAAGACCAAAGCCGGTGAGCTGGTGCAGCAGATCACGAACGCCAGCGGAGCCTCGGCTAAAATGGCGGAGGTATCGGCGAGCGTCGAAAAGAGCATGAACAAATTCGGAAGAAGATTAAGCGGGGTACTAAGGAGCGCGCTGATCTTTACCGTCCTGTCCCGCGGCCTTTCCCAGCTGCGCAGCTGGCTTAGCGAGACGATCAAGAAAAGCGACGAAGCGCGCGCGGCAGTTGCCAGGCTGAAGGGCGCTCTGCTCACGCTTGCGCAGCCAATCATGAAGGTGGTTATTCCTGCTTTTATCCTTCTTGTGAACGTGCTGACTCGAATTGTAAACGCGCTTGCAACACTGGTTTCGAAGCTGTTCGGAACGTCTTTTCCGAAATCTGCGGCGGAAGCCGCTGCGGCATATGGAGACGAGGCGGAAGCAATCTCCGATGTGGGAGACGCAGCAAAAAAAGCAGGGAAAAGCATGGCGTCGTTTGACGAAATCAACCAGCTTTCGAATGATTCCGGAAGCAGCGGCGGCGCAGGAGCGGGTGGCGGAATCGGATCCGATACGATAGCACCCGATTTCAGCGCCATGATAAAGGATCAGCTGACATCAATTACAGAATTGTTTGTGGGCGCGGCATTGCTTGCGCTTGGCGCAATTCTCACGTTCAGCGGCGCGAACATCCCGCTTGGAATAGCGCTTATGGCAGTTGGCGCGCTGGCGGTGTGGGACGCGGTAAGCAATCACTGGGGAGAAATCGCTGGAATCCTGCAAGGGCAAGTCGGACTTATCACGGCGATTGTAAGTACTGCCTTGCTTGCAATCGGCGCGCTCCTTGTCTTTTCTGGCGCAAACATTCCGCTTGGCCTCGGACTGATGATCGCCGGTGCGGTCGGCCTTGCGGCCACTGTGGCGGCAAACTGGGGCTCAATTACAGAAGCGCTGCAAGGGCCCATCGGAATCATTACGGCAATCGTAAGCGGGGCGCTGCTTGTTGTCGGCGCGATCTTAGCGTTCAGCGGCGCAAACATTCCTATCGGCATTGGGCTGATGGCGGCCGGGGCGGTCGGTCTCGCTGCGGTAGCGGCTGTTAACTGGGACACGATCACGGCGGCCCTGCGGGGCCCTGTCGGAAATATTGTAGCGATCGTGGGTGCGGCATTGCTTGCGCTTGGCGCAATTCTCGCATTCAGCGGTGCGAATCTGCCGCTCGGTATCGGGCTGATGGTTGCAGGAGCGGCAGGGCTTGCAGCAACAGCAACTATCAACTGGGATACGATCAAAACAAAACTGCAAGGGCCGATAGGGAAGATCACCGCGATTGTCAGTGCGGCGCTGCTTGCGGTCGGTGCGATCCTTGCATTTACAGGCGCAAGCCTTCCGCTTGGAATCGGGCTGATGGCTGCGGGCGCAATCGGACTTGCAGCAACGGCGGCTGTCAACTGGAATACGATTCAGGAAAAAATGAAAGGGCCGCTTGGCAAAATTACTGCAATCGTTGGCGGCGCGCTCCTTGCGCTTGGCGCGGTTCTCCTGTTCACAGGTGCAGGAATTCCGCTCGGGCTTGGACTTCTCGCAGCGGGCGGCGTAAGCCTGGCTGCGGCTATTGCGCCGAACTGGGATTTTATTGTCAGCAAGGTAAAAGATTGCTGGGGCAAAATCAAAGATTTCTGGAAGAAGAACATTGCGCCTGTATTCACAGGCGAATGGTGGGCCAATCTTGCGAAAAACGCCATGAACGGCCTGATTGCCGAAATCGAGAGTGGGATCAATCGCGCGCTTGGCGGTTTGGGCGGCCTTGTGAACGGGGCGATTAGGCTGCTGAACAAGGTTCCGGGCGTAGACATTGGAAATGTAAGCTGGGGAAATGTCCAACTCCCCCGCCTAGCCTCCGGCGCGGTCATCCCGCCGAACCGGGAGTTTATGGCTGTGCTGGGAGACCAGAAAAGCGGAACGAATATCGAAACGCCGCTTGCCACAATGGTGCAGGCGTTCAAGCAGGCCATGAACGAAACGGGCGGCATGGGCGGCAGACAGATCACGGTTGTTATGCAGCTCGACCACAGAGAACTTGGACGCGCGGTGTATAACCTTAACAACGAGGAAACACAGCGCGTCGGAGTGAAGCTTGCGGGGGTGAAGGCATGACAAGCATTTTGAGCCTTGACGGCAAGGAGTATCCGAATCTGCATGTTGTGAGCCTAAAGCGTTCGTTTTCCGTCCTCGACGGCGATAACGCGGGCCGCGTGATGACCGGCGCGATGACGCGCGACATTATCGGTACATTTTACAATTACAGTTTGGAGATCGATCCTGTTTCGTCTGATCTTGCAGAATATGATGCGTTTTACGAGAACATTTCCGCGCCGGTCGATAGCCACGTTCTGACTGTCCCGTATGCGCAATCTGTTTTGACGTTTGATGCCTATGTGGCAAACGGAGAAGATGAACTTGTATCAAGATACGGCGATAGGAGCGAATGGCAGAACTTATCGATTAACTTTGATGCAATGAAACCGAAGAGGGTTCCGGTATGAGCGTTCGAGTGATTTATGAGGACGTTGCGGTAGGCGCGGCGGAGGCGGCCAGCGTGGCGAGCACCGCTGCGAAGCCCTTCTCCGACCTTCCGGAACTGCCGTATGGCACAGAGCCGGTGATCGTCGCAACAAACGAGCTGAACCAGTGGGTGCTGGACGGCTCCCGCCCGATCCTCACGACCGAGCGGGCAGCGTTCTGGTCTTCGGCTCCGAGCAAAGCGGACTGCACCTTTGACGCGAACCCGACGCTGACTATCACGCTGGACGGCACGTTCGCAAGCTCCGGAATTTACCTCTATTTTGACGGTGGCACCGGCGACTATTGCAGCGCCCTGACCATGACGTGGTACAACGGCGAGACAATCGTCGCGTCGCAGGACTTCACGCCGACCGGCCAAAAGTATTTCTGCGCCAAGCCAGTCACGGGCTACAACAAGCTCGTGATTGAGCTGAAAAAGACGAGCCTGCCGTACCGCTATGCGAAGCTCCGACAGATATTCTTCGGCATCGTCCGGGAATTCGAGCGGGAGGATCTGCGCAGCGTCAACGTCACCGAGGGTGTCAGCGTGATCTCCGACGACGTGGAGATCAATACGCTGGATTTCACGCTCGACAACTCAGACGATATTGACTTCATTTTTCAGGAGAAGCAGCCCGTCAGCGCCTACGACGGTGCAAAGCTGATCGGCGTCTTTTACATCAAGAGCTCGTCCCGGTCGAGCGAACGGCTCTATGATGTATCCTGCCAGGACGCGCTTGGCATTCTGGACGACGAGCCCTTCGCGGCGGCGGTCTACAGCAGCAAAAACGCGAAGGAGCTGATAACCTCGATTCTCGGCGCGCACTTCACGCTGGACTTCGACCCTGCACTGGAAGACGAGACCGTAACCGGCTATATCCCGGACTGCACGAAACGAGAAGCGCTGCAACAGATCGTTTTCGCGCTTCGTGCGACCATTGACACAAGCGCGTCGCGTGGCGTGCGCGTCCGGAGGCTCACAGCAGCCGCTCCTGCCATGATCCCACTTGACCGGACATACACGGGCGGCAGCGTGGAAACGGCGGCAGTGGTCACGGAGATCCGCGTGACGGCACACAGCTATTCGACGTCCGGAAGCGGAGAGAGCGTGGAGGTCGGAGGTACGACCTACTATCACACGACGTCGGTCACGTCCAAGGCCAATCCGAACGCCACCACACAGACCAAGCCGAACGTCATCGAGGTACGCGACGCTACGCTGGTCAACAGCGACAACGTTGCCGCCGTCGCGCAGCACGTCTTTGACTACTATATGCGCCGTCAGACGCACAGTGTCAAAATTGTCATGGACAAGGAAGCCCCGGGCGATTATGTGCAGACCACAACGCCGTGGGGCACGAAGATCACCGGAACGATCACCAGTATGGGCATTCGCCTCAGCGGAATCGCAGCGGCAGAATGCAAGATTATCGGCACATAGAACGGAGGTGCGACATTTGGTACAGGGAGATTCGTATAACCTTAGTGTTACCATCAAGAATAAAGGGCAGCCGCTGGACGTTGCAAGCGTTGAAAAGGTGGAAATTTCTCTGCTTTATCTGCAAAAGAGCTATCCGGGAGAGATCGGATACGAGGACGGAAAGTTTCTGTTTCCCCTCACCCAGCAGGAGACCTTTCGGCTCCCGAAGCTCTGCCAGATGCAGGTGCGCGTGAAATTCAAGAGCGGCGACGTGATTGGCTCGGAGATCAAGCAGATCGACGTTGCGCACGCGCTGTCAAAGGCGGTGTTGTGATGGGCGGCATTGAATTTGAACTCAAGAACCGCGATCCGATCGACGTTTCCTTTAACGTTTCCGTGCGTGCTGGCGGCGGCTCTGGCGGCGGAGGCATTGCATCGGCGCAGATCGATGAGATCCGCGTGCTGACAAAATCGGACTATGCCGCGCTGGACAAAAAGGACGCGCGGACACTGTATCTGTTGGAGGGATAACATGCTGGCAGTTGGAATCAAACGCATTCTGGCGCTGTTCATCGGCTCCATGGGCATCAAGTCCGCCCATCTGGGCGGGGAAACCATCTATGAAAGGCCGGGCGGCTTTTTGTACATCGAACTCACAAGCGAAGAAAGGGGATAAAACAGAATGGCAAGCTTTTTTAATTTAACGCTGGATACGCTGGCCCCTGCCGGGCTATCGATCACACTGCACGACGGCGCACAGTACGCGACCAGCGCGACCGTCACAGCGAAGATCTCCGTCACAGACGCGGCGACGACCGGCTACCAGATGAAGATCTGGGGCACAAAGGCGGCGGCAAAGGAAGCAGATGCGTCGTGGGAGACGTTCGCCGCAACAAAATCCATTACGCTCCCGGACGGCGACGGCCTGAAGACGATCTATGTAAAGGTGCGCGACGACGTCGGCAACGAATCGACTGCGGCCAGCGACTCCATCACGCTCAACACCTCGATCCCCGCCGTGACCATCACCGGCCCCGACAAGAGCCGCATTTCCAAGGTTACGGGCTACGACGCAGCGGCATTCTCCTTCGTCTGCGACGTGGACTTCGAGGAATACACCATTCGCGTCGTCCCGGCGACGAGCAGCCTGCACACGGCGGGCACGCAGATCCCGACGACGGGCGGCTCCACCAACGTCAGCGGCACGGAGGGAGGCTACAAGAAGAACACCGCCATCAACGTCACTGTCAAGGGCGCGGACCTCGAGGCAGCGTCTTCCGGCGACGGCACGAAGATCGTCAAGGTCTTCGTCAAGAACGCCGCCGGGACCTGGAGTGCCGCCTGATGGCCGCGCCGCAGCTGACATTCTCCATCACGGGCAACAAGATCTCGGCGGTCTCGGGGGTCGACTCGATCACCGTTTCCTTCTCGTCGGACATCGCCTATACGGCTTTTGAGTGCCGCGCGACGAAGTCCGGCGAGGATTGGGGCCGCGGGAAGGGCG